GCGCGGCGTAGCGGTCGGTCAGCAAGGTCATGACCACACACTCCTTTCAGCACCCCGTAAGATCAGGAGATCATCAACAATGCCCCAGGATACACCTTTTTTGGTTTCGGCTTTGCCGAGTTAGGGTATGGCGACTCCTCCGCGCTCCCTCAATCAGTGGCGCCCCGAGACCCACGACTATACCGGCCAGGGCGTTGGCGTTTACGATGACGCGCTTCTGCTCGTTGACGCCGCGCACATCCATGTGGGCGACCACATCCTGATGGGCTCGCCGCAGGACGTGGCACGGTATCGAGTGCGCCATGTCTCGTACTCTCCGGGCTACCCCGAATATTGGCGCGTGCAGATCGAGGTCCTGGAGCCCGCGCCGGGAGCGCAGTCTGAGAGGGCCGCATCATGAGGGGTAAGTGGGAGCGCAAGAGCGACACGTTGTGGACGTATCGCATCGCGGGCGCCGCGCGGCCGTATGGGTATGTCGTGCAGTACAGGGACGCGGGACGCTCCGACGCCGACTGGGACGCGACGGTAACGGCGGGACGCCTCGACGACGAACAGACCGTCGCCGAGCGGGTGTCGTTCGATGAGACCAAGGCAGCGATAGAGCGGCACGCCCAGCAGCATGCCGACCGGGTGTAGAGAGTAGAGATACGGCCACCTGTGCATGAGTAAGGCACCCGTGATCCACTGGATCGAACGTAGCCCGTTCTTGCACGAGGCGCGCGTGACGGCCGCCGCCGCGTTGGAGGCGGCACGGGTCGCTTGCGCCCTGACCTACGACACGGCCGAAGAGATACCCTTTTAGCCGAAGGAGGACCAATGGCTCACGACACCACGACAGAGGGACAGGTCGATGCGGCGCGCGTCCAGCAGGCGCGCACCAATCTCAGCGCCCCCGTCCAGGCACTTTTAACCCTTCTGATGGAGAAAAGCGCCCCGGACGATAGCACACTTCCCGGCAACAAGCAGGACGCGGCGCACACCGCGCACACCGACGCCAAGATCGTCGCCGCTATCCCCTGCACGACCTGCGGCGAGCGGCTGCCACAACCGGGCAGGCTCCGCTGCCAGGAGTGCCTCGACGCCGAATAGGTCCGACGACGCGCCAAGGACCTGGAGTGGTACGAGCGCCACAACGATTATCACCGGCGCGGATAGAGCACACGAGAGACGAGGCATGATGAACCCAGAGCGCATCGCGCGGGATTATGAAGGGAGAGCAGTGTATGACGCGCACCTATCCGGCTACCCCGATCCCGGAAGGACAGGACATGGCCGGGAACTATCACTACCCCGCGATTGAGGCCGCGCACACGACCGAGGAACTCGCCGACTTCAACAAGTGGATGAACGGTCAGACCATGATCGTCGACGACCAGGGGCAGACGGTCATCTTTGCCCGGGACTACGAGCGGTGGGTTGATCGCCACCACACGTCACGGTCACGGCCTAGGGCGTTGAGCCCTCGGGGTGTAGACACGAGGTAGCGGTGGAGGGACAATATTACTTATGAGAATGGAAGTTCTCACAGAAAGGATAACGCGATGATGACGCCAATCGGCGCCACCTCCGGCGCCATGACCGTCCTCGACGGCGTGACCAGCGCGTCGCTCGTAGTCGCCTCAGCGGAGGCCACGCCCCTCGACCAACGACCGGCCGCCGTGTACCTGGCCCGGCTTGCCGTAGGTGCGCGACGGGCGCAACTGGGCGCGCTGCGCACGATGGCCCACCTTTTGGCCGGTGCGGACGCCGATCCCTTCACCCTACCCTGGCATCAGTTGGGCTATCAGCACACGCAGGCGCTGCGTACACAACTCGCCGCGCGGTACGCGCCGGCGACGGCCAACCGCATGCTGGCGGCGCTGCGTGGGGTGCTGACCGAGTGCTGGCGGCTCGGTTTGATGGACGCCGAGGCGCGCGCGCGGGCGTCCGATGTAGCGGCGGTGCGTGGGAGCACGATCCCGCGCGGCCGCGCGCTCAAGGGCGGCGAGCTGCGCGCCCTCTTCGCCGTCTGCTCCGATGGGAGCGCGGCCGGCGCGCGGGACGCGGCCCTCCTGGCGACGCTCTACGCCGGCGGCCTGCGCCGCTCCGAGGCCGTCGCGCTCGACCTGGCCGACTACGACCCCACGTACAGCGCCGACGCGAGCGCGCTGACGATCCGCCATGGCAAAGGCCATAAAGAGCGCATCGTCTACGTCCAGAACGGGGCGCGCACGGCCATGGGCGACTGGCTGGCGATCCGGGGCGACGAGCTGGGGCCGCTCTTCATGCGCCTACGCAAGGGCGGCGTGCTCGTGCCGACCCGCTTGACCGACCAGGCCGTGCTCGACATTCTCCAGCGGCGCTGCACGCAGGCGGGCGTGAAGGCGTGCTCACCGCACGACCTGCGGCGCACCATGATTAGTGATCTGCTCGACGCCGGCGCGGACATCTCAACGGTGCAGAAGCTGGCCGGCCACAGCAACGTCACCACGACGCAGCGCTACGATCGCCGCGGCGAGGCCGTCAAGGCGCGGGCCAGTGGCCTGTTGCATGTGCCCTACGGCGGGCAGGGGTAAGGGTTAGCAGTTTCTATGTGTAGGGAGTGCTACGCTCCTTGGCAAGAGTGGTACTAGCCACTGCACAGAATGGAAGGCATACCGCACATGGACAAGAAAGCGATTGAAAAACTAAATAAGTTGCCCGAAGATTCGCAGCTCCTTGCTGCATTGCAAGTCGGCGTGAAAGACGAGGCTATGCGCACCGCATTGGACGCAGTTCTCTACGATAAGAGGCTCACCAACCCCCAAGCGCGCATCATTGTCGCGTCGCTTCTCCAGCTCTACCGCGATGAACAGAAGCGTAAAGCACAGGAGTCTTCGAGGGACGGTAAGGTACGTGTCCGCGCCCACCTCAATGAAACCACTACCTACACTTTTGTAGAACCAACACGTCGGCGCAAAAAGAGACTCCATCGACTGGAACGCTTAAGCATCGAGGACATGGCAGCAACCATCGGCATAGCCGCTCAGGATCTGCACGAGTGGGCTGAGCGTGGTGACCTTGAACTGTTCCCCGATGGGACGACAAATCTCTTCTATGTGTGGGAATGCGCCACACAAGCAATGGGTACTCCCTCCCCAGACGTCAAGCATATTGTGGCGCAAATGCACGCGTACGCTACACCGCGACTCTATGAGGGAGGCATACCAGAGGAGGCTATGGCGCAGTTCGATCATATTCTGCACCGAATCAGAAGGGCGAATGCAACACAAGCGCAGGCAATGGTACATGCGTTGCGCACCACGAGCGCCCCGGTGACAGGACGCGTCGAACCCATGACAACGCGCGGACGGATACCAGGCGATATGGCCGACCGCCTCGTTCGCCGGTGGACGAGGACGCGTGTAAACGAGGGGGTCTATCGGATCACACACGACCGAACGCGAAAGTACGCCCTAGCATGTATCGCGTTTCTCGGCACACGGCGCCCGCCAACAGACGTACAGCGACATGGCGATGGCTACATCAATCTAACTATCTGGTGCCTGGAACATGACTATCATCCCGATACCGGCGTATATCAACGCTGCCGAGACCTACGCGATCGGCTCCCTTTCCTATATGCCTGCGGTCTTCTCCACGAAGGGCAACGCGACGAGGTTAACGTCGCCAAGGTTCTTTATAAAGTGTGGAAAGGGAACGCCAATCGCGCGTATGCCATCCTTGAAAGGCAAAGCCTGACAAACGCTAGCTTCCGGCGCGCATTCTGGAAACTAGATGACGATGGTAATGGTGATGCCGTCCCCCCTGAGATTGGTGATGTAATTACCCCTGAGATTGGTGATGCCGTCGCTCATGAGATTGACCGACGGCATGCGGACGACCGCGCGCCCGAGATAGGCGGACGTCGTAGACCACAACAACGTCGCCGCGATGATTAAGGTTGACAAGATATGTCACATGCGGTACTATAATAGCGTGGTCCGAAGGACTCATTAGGTTAGTTTAACTGTGTACTTTTTTAAGGCGCTTGCTATATAGCAAGCGCCTTTTTCGTTTCGCATGGAGAACAACCATGATTCTTCGAGACCGCTATCTCACCGTGAGCGACGTAGCCAAGACGTTTGGCATTGGTGTCTGGACGCTCCGCCGCCTCGAACAGAACAGGCGCATCCCTCCAGCTCGCCGTGACCCGTTCAGCGGCTACCGCGTATACGACGAAATAGCCGTCGAACGCATTAAGGAAGCTATTGCCCAGATGGAAGCAGACGCGGAGGCTGCCATCTCTGCCTAACCACCCAGACCGCCGCCATTTGGACGGCGGTTTTTTGTTGCCCATTTGCGCGGATAATTGGTAGTTATTTGATGCAATAAACTGCTATACTTTAACCAAAGAGCGACAGCCGGCCATTAGGGCACGGCTACGCACTCAATGGGAGGAAAAGAGCAGTAATGGAAACGACAGGACGGCATCCAGGCGGGCGCCCTCCCAAGGGCAACAACCGACGTGGCGTACGCGTCACCGTGCAGCTCACCGATGAGGAGGCCGCCCGCTTTAAAGCAAGGGCCGAGGAGCGGGGACTTTCGACAACAGCCTACATACGTCAGCACGCGTTGCTAGCACTTAAGGCCGACGAGATGGCAACGGCATAAGCAATAGGCGCCGGTAGAACGCTACCAACGTTCACACCGACGCCTACCACCGAATAGCCAGGGACTCCTCCAAACGGACCCCTAACCAAGGAGCGATTTATGCATAGCCCTACCCCTATTGTACCTCAAAACAGGGTGCAATTGTGACCGCCCTTCCACACGAGCAACCTGCTCGCCCTCATATCCTTCCTCCGCAATACGATGCTATCCCTACCGAACTAAAGGCACCGTCCCAATGGGTTGCGTTTCGTTACGAATGGGATGAGCGAAAAGATGACTGGAACAAAGCGCCTCGAACCCCGCGAACGGGGCGACTAGCCAGCACCACAAACCCCACGACGTGGGGCACGTTCGACGAAGCACGCGCCGCCGCCGAGCGCGGAGATTTCGACGGCATTGGCTTCGTATTTACCGCCAATGACCCCTACGCCGGCATTGATTTGGACCATTGCCGTGATCCACAGACAGGCATCCTGCAACAATGGGCTCGCCAGATTGTCGACGACATCCCCGGATATTGGGAAGTCTCGCCGCGCTCAGAAGGCATAAAGGCCATCGTTAAAGCTACGATGGTACCTAACAGCAAACACAAAACCCCCAGCGTTGAACAGTACGATCAAGGACGCTACTTTACACTGACCGGGCATCGCCTCCCTGATACCGTCGGCACGATCATGGAGCGCCAAGTTGAGTTTGACACTCTCTACCGAAAGACTTTCCCCAACATCAACACGGAGCGGAAAGGCCCCAAAGGTGCCAGCAAGACGACGACACTGGATGACCACTCGATTATCGACCGTGCCATGGCGGCCAGCAACGGGGCTAAGTTCGCACGCCTCTGGCGTGGCGACACGACCGACTACAGCGGGGATGAGAGTGCAGCCGATCTGTCACTTTGTTCACTCATTGGCTTCTGGACTGGCCCCGATCCATCTCGCATCGACAGCCTGTTCCGTCAGTCCGGCTTGATACGTGAGAAATGGGATAGCCAGCGCCCGCAAGGAACCTATGGCTCGATGACCATTAATCGGGCACTCAGCGAGAGAACTCAGTTCTATACTCCCCCTTTACGCCTGGTCGGCAGCGGCACATCATCGAAAGACAAAGACGACCACACCGACGGTAACCTACCAACAGAAGACGATGCGATCCATTTCACCGACATGTGGAACGCCCAGCGCCTCGTCATGGAACACGGAGGTAACTTCAGGTGGTGTAAGTCGTTAAGTGGCTGGCTTGTATGGGATGGAGCCAGGTGGGTCACCGATGACACCTATGGCATCATGCGGTACGCGAAGTTGGCCACGCGGTTCATGCTTGCCGAGGCCGCCAAAGCTCCGACCGATGAGCGCATGAAAGCCCTCGGCAAGCACGCGCTCAAGAGTCAGTCTGAGTCACGTCTTAACGCCATGATCAATCTCGCTAAGTCGGAGCCAGGGATAGCCGCGGTACCGGAAGCCTTCGACGCCGACCCCTGGCTCCTCAACGTACGCAACGGCACGGTCGATCTACGCACCGGGAAGTGCAGAGACCATCGTCACGAGGACCTGCTCACCAAAATAGCACCCGTTGTATACGACCAGCACGCGACCTGTCCAACCTTCTTGCGCTTTTTGCGGGACATTATGAAGGGGCGGGACGAACTCGTCGACTTCATGCAGCACGCGATCGGCTACACCCTCGTCGGCACCACACGCGAGCAGGTCATGCTCATCCTTCACGGTGGGGGGGCTAACGGCAAGTCCACCCTTATTGAAACACTGATAGCGCTGCTCGGCGACTACGCGCGCTCAATGCCGTCAGACGCCTTGATGGTGAAGCGCGGGGATGACGGACCAAAAAACGAGATCGCGCGATTGCGAGGCGTGCGCCTGGCCGCCGCTGTCGAAAGCGACGAGGGCCGGCGGTTCAGTGAAGCGTTCGTCAAACAGATCACGGGTAGTGACACTGTAACGGTGCGGCACCTGTATAACGACTTCTTCGACATGCGGCCGGAGTTCACCGTTTGGCTCTCCACCAACCACAAGCCACAGATCAAAAATACCGATCATGGCATCTGGCGCCGCATACGCCTGGTCCCCTTCGACGTCACGTTCAAAGACAAAGCATCAATCGACGCCGGCGACGAGGACGTGCTCCATAAAGATGAGCACATGCTGGAACGTCTACGCGAGGAGCTGCCCGGTATCTTGAACTGGGTCATCGCGGGATGTATGGCCTGGCAACGTGACGGGCTACCTGTCCCTGAGCCGGTGACCCAGGCCACGGAGGGGTATCGCGCCGAAATGGATCTTGTCGCAGCCTGGGTCACCGACTGTTGTGTCGAGATGCCTACAGCCGAATGCAAGGCGGTAGATCTACACAAAAGCTATGCAGCATGGTGCGAAGAGAACGGCGAGCGGTCCATGAGTGCACGCGCACTAGGGCCACGCCTCAATGAGCGAGGGGTGACGCCTAAGCGCGGTGCCAAAGGCGTTCGCATGTGGTGCGGTATCGGCCTTAGAGCCGATACATCGCAACCACGCGAGAGTGGTGAGATTTAGCCCTTCTGGGTGGCGCATAGGTGACACATCCACGCTTGGGTGGCGCATAGTGACACTTATTTCGGTAAAGTTTTTCAATAAATGCTTTCGCGTAGCTACTTATGGGAAATAAGCGTCACTATGCGCCACCCGTCACCCCCTCGCGTGGTTGCTAATCGGAGTAAAGAGCGACATGACTGCGCCTGCAATTCTGTCTAATCTGCGAAGCCGTGGGGTTACCCTATCGGCAGCAGGATCTACGTTAACGTTTGATGCTCCGGTTGGCGAGTTGACCGATGCTGATCGCGCCGCGCTGCGTGAGCATAAGGCAGAACTCCTCGCCTTACTTGCGCCGTCGAGCACATCACCGGCCCCTAAGCGCCGCGCTGCCCATAAAGTACAGTTCTCCCACGAGGAGATACCTACCGGTTCCTGCCCCGCATGTGCCGGCCGGCGCTGGCGCCTGCGCTCGACGCCAAAGAACGGCGGAGAGTGGTTATGGGTCTGCGCGGCGTGCGCCGATGCAGTACAAGCTGCTACGGAGAATGGTCCGCCCAAGAAGACGTAGCATAAGAAACCCAGGGAACCAGAGAGGTTCACAAGACCCACCGACTGATGTTGGTGGGTCTTTTCTATTGGAGGCATTCTCATGAGATTAGGACCAGGAGCCGCCCGCGTGTTGTTATGGGAAGAGGGCGGCCGTATCTATCTGAAATGGCAAAGCGCCGCACATTGGGCGGACATCAAGCAATCGTTGAAGGAGTCGTTCCCACGCCATAGTCAACTCAGCTACGACGCAGGCCGCCAGCGATGGAGCGTGCCGGCCACGATGCGGGAACCGTTGGAGCAATGGCTAGCATGGACGTTCATGCGCGATGCTGTGGAATGGGTAGACGAGGAGCCGACGACCTTCTCGCGGCACGGTCGGGTGTCAAAGGGTAACGCCGCCACCGACGGCAGAGCGTTGGAGGAGGCGTCATGAGTGACGCCAACGACCACGCCGAACCCCTCAAACTTCATAGCCATCACGACCTCGACGCCGCTGGTGCACCGCGCATGACCGGGGCGATGGAAGCGTACCTTTGTCAGCCCCATGAACGTGTGACGCGCCCTGGCGACCTGCCCGCGCCGCTCGCGCTTCCCGCGGCCTGGGCCAGACTCCAGGCACAGGAGCCGCGCTTGGCCCGTACCCTTGCCGCCACGGTCATGCGGGGTCGGAGCCCGCGAAAAGCGGCGCCGGGGCTGGGCCTGTGTTTCAAGACAGTATCCACGGACATGGGCGCGGGGATGGCTCAGTTGGAGGTGTGGACAGGTCTCCCGTCGTCTGAGGTTGCGCGTCAGCTATGCGCCCTTGCGCTTTTACACGCTGCATGATAGCATTAGTATTACGTACAGTTGTCTGTAGGGCCGCTATTCCATGTGGAATAGCGGCCCTTTGTGTTGCGCGGAAGGAGACGGGGACATGGTAGCCGAGACAGAAACGCCGCGCGGAGCACCGGGCAGGCCGGGAGGATCGTCGCTCCAGCCGCCGCGTCCTTTATTGATTCAAGTGCGGGTGACACCGGGCGAGAAAGCGCGTATCCTCGATTTCGCCAGGGCGCAAGGCGCCGACAACATGTCCTCGTATGTGCGGCGGGCTGCGCTACGGCAGCTTACTGATGGGCCGCGGCAGACGGCGTAGGTAGGAGGGCATCATGGTACGCGAGCAAGACGAACGGGCGGCGGCCGCGCGCGTCGCGGCGATCAGCGCCCGCCGGGGCGAGCTGGCACGGGAGGCGGTGGCCCTCCAAGAGCAGTTGACGACCATTGCGCAGGCCGCGGATGCGGTGGTCGCTGAAGCGCTCGACGATTTGATCGAGACAGCGCGCGACATACGCGCGCCGGGTGGTACCACGGCGCCGGTGTCGTGGTCCGAGGTCGAGGCAGTCCTCACGAATTGCGTTGCCGCGATCGGCGAGTATCGGCGTGCGTTGGCGCCGGTGACGGACCTGGCCGGGCAGGTCATCGGGCGGATGGCGCCCTTGCTGGCTGTGACCGAGGGCGAGATCGAGCAACGCGCCGAACTCCTCGTTGAGGCGCGGACCAACGCTCTCGCGGCCCAAGCGGCGCGCTATCCCGCCCAGTAGCGTAACCCCCCTACACATGCCGGGCGCACTCTACGCGCCGGGCCGTATCCCCTAAAGAGCACTTCAACGATGAGCGAGAACCAAGGCGAAGACGCGTCCATTGGCCTCACCGTCGACGCCGACGAGGCCCTGACGGTCTTCGAGCAGTTGTCCCAGGCGGCCCGCGACGCCGACGAGCAAATCCAGCAGCTCAAGCAGCACCTAGCCCAACAGGTCACGGCCACGTTCGGGGCGCAGGGCCTACGCCCGCAAACCTACGAGCAGGCGTCCGGGTTCCTCTCCCGCATGGACCCGGCGGAGGTGGCCCAGGCGGCGCCCGACATTGCCCAGACCAAAAACGCCCTCGTGGCCAGGTCGGCCGACATCCAGGCGCGGGCTATGGACTTTGCGGGGTCCACGCCTAACCTTGCCGCGCAACCCCCCGCCGACGTGTTGGCCCAGTTCCAACAATCCATGGCCGCGCGCGAACAACAGCAGACCGCACAGCAGCAGCGTCAGGCGCAACAGGCGGCGGCGGGTATCGAGCGGCCCGCGCGCTACGGCTACGACCAGTCCGCGCCACCGGCGCCCTCTCACGCGTCCTTCGCGCCCATCACGGCGACGACGGTCCCGACGATGCAGGCCACGGGGACTACGACGATGGCGCCCCTCGCCACAACCGGCGACGAGCGCCTCGCGCAAGCCCTGTCTGCCCCGACTCCGACGGGAGCATCGGCGCCGGGTAGAGCGACGACGGACACGCCGTCCCTCGCGTCTACCGCGTCTACGGGAGAGTTGCCAGACGATCTCCAACGACTCGCTGTAGCGGCGATCGCAGCCGATGAGGGCATCCGGCGTTTGCAACAGCATCTCGTCGAGCAGGTCAACGCGGACATGGGCCAGGCCGGTATCCGACCTCAGACTTTTGAGCAAGCCCAGGATCTACTAGGCCGTATGCCCCCCGCCGACCTCGCGGCGGCCGCCCCGGATGTTGTTGTGACCCAGCAGCGGATCGCAGCCCGGAGCGCCGAAGTCACGGGCCAGGTCGCGGCGTTCGGCGAGCAGGCTAGCCGGCCTCGCTACAACAAAACCGGGAAAATCCCCGTTAAGCGGCCTGTCGATCACTGGAACTCGGGCTAACTTGGGGGCATGGATCATTCCGCGACAAGTTTTGGGGCCGAACGTGCCCGGATTCTGGCCCTCAGAGGTCCTACCAGCCCTATCTTGAAACCTTCTCGTCGTAGAACCATGATTCCACGACGAGTGTTCTACGACGAGTCGACGCTGCCGGTGGGTGTTGGACCTTAATTTGACGAAAATGACGCTTGTTAGCGGGGATTATCCCGGCTTAAATGTTGAGACCCCTAGCCAGGCGACGACGGGGCAAACGACGGGGGCTCTCCTAAATGATCTCCGGGTGTTCGTGCAGCAGCAGGCTTCGACGGCGGGTGGCGCGCCCCCATCTACCAGCGGTGGGGCTGGCTCAGGCGCCGACACCTCTGCCGTCGCACGCTATGGCTTGCTGCCGTCCACGTCGCCGCCGCTGACATCCGGCAACGACACGACGCAAACCGACCGCTTCGCTGGGACGCTGGGGGAGCGGTTAACGTCCTCGATGGCGCGGGTGGGCGTGGGGATGGTGTCCGGCGGCATCCAGGGCGCGGCCAACGCGGCCGGCATGGGCGCCACCGGCGATCTGGTCGCGGGGCTCGCGCGTCCGCTTATGAGCCTGATGGGAGAGTTCGCCGCGCCCTTGGCCGTAGGTGCCGCCGTCGGTGGCGTTGCGCTCGGGGTGGGCGACCTGCAAGCGCATTATGCCGGCGACCGCCAGAGTTTGGCGGGGTCGGTCGGCACGACGACGGGCGCGACGCCCGGCAGCGAGCTGTCGGCGGTCATGAACGCCGGCTGGGCCTTCAACTATAAAGAGGCCGAATCGGCGGCGACGGCGCGGCAGTTGGGCACGATGGGCGTCCAATCCGACCAATTAGGCGGCGGCGCGACCGCGGCCATGGCCCTGTCGCGTGTGGGCGGGATCGGGCTTGACCAGGCGACCTCGACGGTGGGCGGACTGATGCAATCCGGCATGTCGGGCAATCAGGTCGCCGACTACCTTGCCAAGCTCGACCAGGCCGCCCGGCAGACGGGGGTCTCCGTCACTCGACTTGCGGAAGGCGTGACGCACCTCAACCAGGCGGCTGGCGTCGGGCAGATTTCGATCAATGGGTTGGCGGCAGCCCAGGCGCTCACGGACCGAACGGGGACCAAGATCGACATCGGGCAGGCCATGGCCGGCGCCATCGGCGCCACGGGCACCACGGCCCTCGCACAGGGCGCGCTACTCGGCTTAAATCCGACACAATTTGAAAAGTCAACTCAAGATCCTGCGTTGCTACTAGATAGTTATGCTAATCTTGCCCGCCGGTACGACGTGGGGACGGGTGGCGTCCAGGTCGCCCAGCAGGCCATGTCGGCGGCGGGCTTCGACTTCTCGAAGATGGACTCCCATCAGGCCGATGTTTTCACGCGCAAACTAGTTGCGCAAGGTCCCGGCGCCGCGCAAGCGTACGAAGATAGCCTGACCAAGAGAGAGAACGCCCCCGGCGCGCCAGGGCCGCATACCGGCGCCGAGTACGTCCAGACGGCGAAAGGGATCGCGGACGCTATCACCGGGCCGACGGCCAAGCTTGGTATCGTGCTCGACGAGGGAGCCGCCGCGCTCGGCAACGCGGCGGGGGCCATCAATCGAGCTGTGGCGCGCACCGATCCTCGCTACGGATTGAACGGCGCGGACACAAGCGCCGGCCCCAACCCCCATCACATCCAGCCCACGCATGTCTTGCAGGGCGACAGCACGCTCAATCTCCCGCCCCCGTCGGCGGCCGACCTCGGGATAAACCCCGACGCCATCGACTTCTCCAATCCCACGGCGCTTGCTCATCAGGCGAACCGCAATCAAGCGCCGTGGGACGCACACAACCTGGCGCTCCTCCAGGACAACCTCGCCCACAATCGGGCCGGGGACGCGTCTCAGTTCGGCTATGACGCATCGGGCGACGCCCGCTTCGGGGCTATCAGCGGCACGGCGGTCAATCAGGGCATGGCCGGTCAGTTGAAGATCAATGGCGCCAGCCTGTCGGCGTCAACGTTCTCGGCCTTAGAGGCAGCGGCGCAGCGTACCGGAGATCCGTTGAGCATATTGCTGGAACAGGCGCAGAGAGAGGCGACGGTCAACGGTGTCATATCCCCCTCTGCGATTGGGCCAGGAGGTGGCTACGGGCTTGCGCAATTTACCGATCCTGGCGCGGCCGTCAAGTACCTTGGTCAAGCGTCGCACGAACTGGGTTTGGGCGCCGTCACGGCGTCTAACTGGCATCAGGCGGCGCTCAACCCCCAGATTGCCGCGCAGGGCATGGCCGATTATGACGCCGCCAACTTCGCGTCAAAGGCGTCGGGAGGGCGTTGGGAGCGGGCATTGGCTATGGATAACGGCGGCCTGCATCCGAACGCGCAGGCGCAGGCATATGGTGCGAGCATTAATCAAGCGGCCGTCAACCTTCAAGTCCAACTGACTGGTTCAGTCGATATCACACAGGGGGGGGCGAAAGTTGGTACAGCTCAAGCGGGTCAACACATCAGGGCAAAAGCCACCCATAGTGTTGACCCACACAAGAAAGTAGTCGCGGCGCAGAGTTACGGCCCGATGGACAGCCAGTCGCCCACGGTCGGCCTGCCGCTTCAGTTGCCACGTCCCATCAAGTAGCAAGGAGTCACCGACTCTAAGGGCGCGCCTACGCCAAGATACGCTGCCAGTTAAAACGCGCCGGCCTTGTGTTGCCGGCCGATCACACATCGAAGGAGACCCCTATGGCTAAACGAACCGCCACGACATCGACCCGCCCCACTGCCACCACCACCGCGCCAGCCAAGCCCAGCCGGAGCGCACGCGCACGCGCCGTCAGCGCCAAGGCAGCGGTCACACGCGTTCCCCGAAACAGCGTGGTCGACGCGCTGCCCACACCCCTCTCACGCGCCGATGAAGCGCGATTCGCGGCCGAGCAACGCGCCCTTGCCAAGGGCGACACACTCCAGGCCGAGACCAAGCTCGACCGCGATCTGGCGCACTTGGCGGACCCGGACGTAGGCCAGCGTACGGTCTCATCGCGCCGGCGGCGGGCGCCGGAAGAACAGGCGCTTGTCTACCGTGGCAGTCGCACACGCGGCCCCCTGGTCGCGCAAGAGATCGACATTATCGTCCCGGACGAGGACAACGACGCCAGGGTCGCCGACATGCAGGCCGTTATTCCTGGCATGGACGAAGATAGCCAGCGCGCGGCGTGGGCCGCCGCTGCCGCGCTACGCAATCGTGAGCCGGAGCCCTACGTGCCGCTCGCGGAGCGGTTGATCGTCAGTGGTATTGACTACCACTTCTCACTCGGAAAGTCTACACTCGTCCATGAGGATGACGTGGACTATGTGCTGGCGCACCCGTTCTACCGCATCGAGCGCGTTGGCGACATCAACGCCGAGGAGGACGCGCTGCCGCCCGCGATCATGCGGCGCAATGCAGCGGTGGCGTTGAACCAACGGCAGAGGGCCTGAGCATGCCGGACACTGACACGATACAGACCGCACGCGCGGCCCTGGCCCAGGCCAAAGAAAGCAACGCTGTCTTACAGACCAAGGGCCGCGCCGCCCAAAGCATCGGGCGCAGCTTAGGTCAGATGGCGATGGACGATGACCAGCCGCAGCCGAATCTAAGCGACATAGCGAGCGTGATGATCCGCTTATTGGCGCTCGTTCGCGACATGATGGCGCTGTCAACCGAGGTCGTCGAGGCGTGTGAGGGTGCCCTAGTAGTCCGTCAATCGCCGTCTTGACAGTTCAATCGCCGTGCAACAGGGGACGGCAACTGTCCATAGTTCGCTTGACAGACTACTAGTGGCGTCTCACGAATAGTTGGGGATAGTTGACCCCAGTTGAGGAAGGGCGAGCCTCGTGGACGACGACGATCACACACATAACGATGCGCCGGCGATTTGCCGGGCCACGCGTGCCGACGGGGAGCCGTGTACCGTGCGCGCTCTGGCCGATGGCTACTGCTTCGCCCATTCGCAGACGACGGCGAGCAAGCGCCACACGGCCAGGGCGACCGGAGGACGCAACAAGGGGGCCGCACAGCGCGTGCAGCGCCTCATGCCCCACGAACTGCGCCCTGTGCTCACGCTGCTCTTAACGGCGCTCACGGAGACGCACGAGGGCACGTTGCCGACGCAGCAGGCCACGGCCCTTGCCGCGCTGGCCAGCGCCATATCGCGCCTGTATGGCACCGTCGAGATCGAGGCGCGGATCACCGCGATCGAGAGGGAGATAACAACGAATGGGAACGCTTCTTAGTCGCCTGTCCAAGTTGGAAGAGGCGACCACGCGGCGTCATGCCGTCGCTTTGAACCCGGCGGCCGACTTGGGCGACCTCGATCCTGTGTGGGTCTCTCAGGAGATCGCGCAGTGCCGCGCCGATCCCGCGTACTTCATCGACACCTACTGCATGGTGGAGAGCGACACTGGCAAGGGCGTTGTGCCCTTCCATCTGTTCGACTACCAGCGCGACGTGTTGCGGCAATGGATCGAGCACCGGGAGTGCATCACATTGAAAGCGCGGCAGCTCGGTATCACCGAGTTGGCGGCGGCGCTGTCGTTGTGGCAGGTCAACTTCGCGGCCCATAACAAAGTGATCGTCTTTAGCCAGGACGAGCCCAAGGCCAAAGAGTTCGCGCGCAAGTGCCGGATTGCCTGGGACAACCTGCCTACCTGGCTCCAAGTGCCGTTGTCCAACCCGCAACTGACGACGACGCTGGAACTCAGCAACGGGTCGCGCATCTTACCCCAGGCCGCCACGGAGAAAGCGGCGCGCTCGCTCAATTGTCAGCTCCTGGTATTGGATGAGTTCGCGCACCAGGAGTATGGCGCGGCGATATTCGACGCGGCCGCCGTCACGTCCCGGAGCGCAGGCCAGCGCATCCTCGTCATCAGCACCGCTAATGGGGCTGGCAATGCCTTCCATCTCCATTGGCAACAGGCGGTAAATGATGAGGGCATGCACCCGATTTTCCTGGGGTGGGCCATCCGGCCGGGGCGTGACCAGGCGTGGTACACCAGCGCCACAAAGGGGTATTCAGCGGACAAGGCCGCGCAAGAGTATCCCGCAAACCCGGAAACGGCCTTCATCCTCTCGGGACGTGGACGCTTCGACACGGAGGCGCTAGAAGCCATCCTGGCGGGCTGTCGCGCGCCGATCGCGATCGAGTTGAACGGTGGCCTCAAGGTGTGGGAGATGCCCGCACAGGGGCGCTCCTACGTCGTGGGGGCTGAACCCGCCGAGGGCTTGCACACGGGCGACTACTCAGCCGCCGTGGTCATCGACCAGCAGACGGGGCTCGATGTGGCGTGGGTGCACGGACATTTCCCGCCGCAGCAGTTCGCGGCCATCCTGAACGATCTGGGCCTGTGGTACAACGGCGCGCTGCTCGGCTGTGAACGGAACAACCACGGCGGCACCGTGCTCTTGGAACTGCAAAACCATGCGTACCCCACTTTGTACGCGCACCGCGACTACGACGCCATCGGCAATGCGTCCGAGCGCGTGGGCTGGCCCACCACGAGCAAGACCAAACCCATCGCCATCGACGGCCTAGCCCAGGCCATCCAGGAGCGGTGGCCGTTCCACGACGCCGCCTTTGTGTCTGAGTGCCGCACCTACGTCGTCAGGGACAACGGTAGCACGGGCGCCAGCGGGTCGCTGAACGACGACAGGGTGATGGCCGCCGCGATAGGCCTCCAACTCAGGAACTTCCAGCCGGCCACCGAGGAGATCGTGTACCTGGAGGACATCGTAGGCGACTACCGCGTCCACATCGCCGGCGAGTCGTACCAAAACCCACAGCAGCAGGCGCTCTCGGAGTGGAAACGTTACTTCGGCGGTTGAGTGACCACCTAACATTATAGAGGACACAACACGATGACCACGACCAATCAACCCACGCCAGCGACGGCGACCAAGCTACACGCCATGCTCGACGACCTGCTCACGCCGCCGCGCGCCACGCCGCCGGAAACGTCAACAACGGCCCTCAGTGCGACGTCGCTCGTGGAAGACCTCAAAGAGATCGCGCGTCGCAGTCAACCCCGCTTGCGGCGTGCCCCGGCGCCGCAGCCTGAGCCCGTTGCCCTGCACGAAGCGGTACGAGTGGTGCCCCATGCCAAATCTGAGCTGGTTGACCTGCATGAAGTGGTACGAGTGGTGCCCCATGCCAAATCTGAGCTGGTTGACCTGCACGAGGCGTATGAGTGGGACCCCATGCCAACCTCGGGCGACCCGTGGGGGCTGCGTGAACGCATGGAGACCTTGGAGACCGCGATTGCCGCTCGAACGGCCCAGCTAGATCCACACCCCGCACCGGCCACGCCCACCATGTCGCCGCTCACCGAGGCGCGGCTGAACGAGGCCCACCGCCGTATTGACGAGATCCTCGGTTAAAGGGAGGAACAACAGCATGCAGAACCTCAATTCACCACAAGCGTTGTCAGACGCGGCGTTTCAACAAGTGCAGACCACGTTGATTAACCAAGCCCGCGATTCCCAGTTGTCCCTCCAACACAAGGCGACGTGGGAGCGGGAGCATCGGATGGTTTGGACCGAGGCGCCGGTCGCCGTCAGGACGGCCATCAGGGCGAAGCAGGCGGCTATAGAGGCCATGCAGCAACGCCTAGAGGACCTCGCCAAGGACATGTACACAGGCACGCTAGAGGCCCTGAAAAGGCGTTACCGCGAACGACGGGACCTCACGGGCATGGAGTATGACCAGCGCCAGCGCGACCTGCATAACGAGTGGCAATCGCGCCGGGTGGACCTGGCGCGCAGGTACGTCTATACGTTTGCCGACGCACGGCTGAAAGAGATCCAGGAGCAAGCCTACGAGGCCGCACGAGTGGCCGCCGATGCCGTCTGGGAGCGGGAGGGCCGCACCCTCATCGAGAGCTACGGCATGCCAGAGCCGCCGGCGTGGGCGTCTGAGCCCGCGCATACAGAGGCGGTCGGGAAGACGACCGGGCGACGCCGGCCAGCGACCGCCGCGCGCTAAATCAGGGGCACAGGACGCGCCTCCGTGACAGACGATCCATGACCGAAAGGTAAACAACCATGCCAGAAGGACGCATCATTGCAGTCGATAGCGACACAGGGGACGGGGTGATACGGCCCCTGCGCCGGCAGCCGGATACGCGCTTTATGGGCGCCGGGGTGGTTCAAGACGACGCTCCACCTGTGCAGTTGGGCGATTGGGTGTCGTTCATGTTAACCGACAGTACGCCGGGCCAGGCGCGCCTGGCCGTTGAGGTGCGTCATGCGCCCCCTCCCGCGCACGAGGATGCCATGCGGGACCCCGCGTGGGCCGCGACCTGGGCCAACATCGAGCGGGATCACGAGGAGTACCGGCAGGCGGTCGACCGCCGGTACAAGCGCGGGGAGTTGACGATCTACCAGCGGGCGAGCGTGCTGGCGGACGCCGAGTACGCACGGGCGACGCATCTCATACGGATTGTGCGCATGAGGGCTGACGGCCACAATGGGGCGCTGGAGCAGGGCACGATTTGGAGCGTGAAGCCGCGCGGCTTTGCGTTTGTCCGCACGGCCACGGGCGAACATCTCTTCTTGCACGCGTCACACCTCGTCGGCGTCCCGTTTAGCGGGCTGCGTCCCGGCGACGGCGTGACCTATCGGCGCACGCGTGACGCGCAGGGCAAAGGGTACATCGCCACGCAGGTCGAGCGCGTCACGCATGCGTCCGGTTTCTCCGACGATGCACGACGCCCCGAGCCCGAGGAGTCCGCGTCGGTCCGGTGGCCGACAGCGGCAGGCCGCGTTGCGGATGACGAGGACAGCGCGTACGACTGGTAGCCCATAGGGCATAAAGCCAGTCTTGAAGGCTAGCAATTTTGGTACTACTTTATTACATGTGATAAAGTAGTACCAAAGCTCTATTGGTGACTCAGGTGTTCGGTGCTACCTTGACCCTGCTGAGTTTCATCGAGCTGCTAGACTGTTGCGCGTCGATGAACGACGCGCAACAGTTGCTGGCGTCCCATAAAGGTGAAATGGCGCGTTGACGGCCTCGATGAATGCCGTCTAATTGTCATCTCTTAAATTAGCTTTGCAACAGATCGAAACCGGCGCTTGGGTCCGTGACCTTCGGCTCCTTCGGAATAACTAGAAAGATGGGCGAGATATGATGTACTCGCAGATCGTAAAGCTTTTGCGTGAATACGGTGCAGTTGAGGGTGATTTCCTTGCTGCGCGTCTCGGCATGAGTATGACGGACACCCGCCCGTATCTTGATGCTTTGGAAGAAGAGGGCGTCATCACGCGGCGCGGGTATGTGGTAATGCTCACAGATGACGCGAACGTGTCGAGTTCGATGAGTCGTCGTTAACGCAGGAAAGTTCCGATACGCTCTGGATGGGAGCTTTGATTCAGACTTTTGGACCGCCCGCTGTAGCATTCGTGCTATCGGGCGGTTTTGCTACAATTGAGCTTCTAACAACGAGGTATCGGCACACATATTTCCTCTTGCTCCCGCCCTTTCGGTGCTGGGCATTGTATATCTACGCGTTCATGTATGCTACTGTTGGCCTCGCGCTGGCGCTGGTCCTTACCTATCTCATCCAGGCGCGGGTTTTGCGCGTAGAAGGATTGGGGCTGGATCAGTCGTGGTTGCGTGCCCTCTATGTGGGCGTCGCAACCAAGGGGTTTCTCCAATTTAGCGTGGTGTCGATTGGAGAAGAGCGCATTGGCCCGGCGACAATAATGAAGGCGTTCGAGCCCGCTATCCTACACGCCATCACTATCGACGAGGACAACTTGGTCAAGAACTACCTCGACCCCTATGCCCAGCGATACCCGGTCGTCGCGGATGTACGCAAACGCATCCTCGATGATGTTCCGGCTAACATGCCTAAGCAGGAGAGACAGGCGTTCGAGATGGACATTAGACGCGAGGCCAAGACTAGCCGCGACGCCATGCGGGCCACCTTGAACGCATACGGCAGGAACACTATTAAACGTCTTTTCCCGTGACAGTGTTCGCTTTTGATATAGCCCCCCTCGTTGACACAACTACTGCGCCGCCTGCATCGCGGCTACTGTCCCCCCCCACAGACGCGCTAGCTGCCCGGCCAGGATGATAAAAGAGCAGCCACGACGGGCGGCGTGGACTGGGGCGACTCTCTTGGTCGTTGATCTGCGTCACGTAACGCCGCCGCGCCGACTCCACTCTCATGGCCTGTTTACCGTACAAGGTAGATGCATCGGCCACGTCCTCTCGTGCGGTACGATGGCGCCATAGCTAGACGATTACCCAAGGAATGAGGCGCATGAGCACTAACGACGTAGGCGTGCAAAAAGTAGGCGTGCTGCACGAGGGGATGGCGACAACACAAGGTGTGCCGCGCACGCGCGATGCTCACGCGGAATACGTTAAAGAGACGCAACACCTGATCGCGGACCAGACTGCTACGCTCTTTGCCACGCTCCAGCGAGCGGTGGCCACGGTCGCGGAGGGGCAGCCGGTTGATGTGCAGCGTGACGATCACACCCTGATTGTGCGGAACGCCGAGACGACCCTCACGTTCATGGTCGAGGCCATCACCGACGTGCTGGAGCGGGATGGTCCGGCCCAAACCTTCGTGGCGAGCCAGGCGCGCTGCATGGTGCGCGCGGGGGATACCCCGCTCGACGAGTGGGTGCTGCACCGGATCGGGGCCGGGTCGTCGGTCCCGCCCTATACCTGGGTGCATATGCCAAGCGAGGCGCCCGTCACGGAGGAGGAGATCGTCACGCTGTTGCGCGAATAGGCGACGCTCCTGAGCAGCGGTCCTGCCGTCCGCCATGAGGCGCGGGGAGAAGGCTCAGGGAGCACGCCTGAACTGCGTTGGTGTACTATGTGGGTAGATGACGGAATCAGCGCTAGGAAGGCGGGACACATGATTGATGTTGATATCGACCCACCCAAGACTAACACCGAAACCGACGATGCGGCGGGCGACGACGAAGCCGTTGAGGACGCGGGCGATCTCGGGGCCGCCGACTCTCCTCCTGGTGACGAGAACGCAAGCGACGATCCACAGGGGATTGTCGGTGAGGAGGCGTAACCCGACAGACCTCTGATGGAGGTGACGCGGAAGATTGATGCCAGACAGTGACTACCTCACCCTTATAGAAGCCAGCAGATTGGCCGGACTGAAGAAATCAGCCTCCCTGTATCGGGCTGTGCAGTCCGGCCGCCTCAAGACGGTGACGACGATGGCGGGGCCGCGCATCGTGCACCTGACGACGCGGGCGTGGCTCCAGGAGTACCAGGACGGCCAGCGGCGTGAGACATAGCGTAGGGTCAGGGTCACGCCCCAGAGGTCACGTCCG